GAAAGAATAATGGAGAAACGTGCTGCAGTTCAGGATAATATAAACAAAACGCTTTCTTATGTTCCAATGAAAATATGGATTTATTAATAATCGAGACACAATGTCGCAATAAGTGTCGCAATATACAATGAAAAAAGAAGCTATAAAATTAGTAAAAAAACATTTTAAAATAATAGGAGATTTAGAAAAATCAAAAAATGTTTCTAAAGTCGACTTACAAAATACGATAAACGCTCTTTATGATACAATTTCTCATGAAGAAGCTGATTATTATCAGGAATTAAAAACTTACGTTGACGTAATTAAAAAAGGGATATTCAATAATGGCTGATCTTAACGAAATAGGTAAACAACCAGATAAATTTAACAATGACGAATCTAAACCAGATGGTATTGATTTGTTTTTTGGAGAAAAAGAACGTGTTTTCTTTGCCTCAGCTGGTAGGGAAATTACCGAAAGTATTCTCAAAGAGTCTTTCATGCTGTTTAGAATTGATCTCAAAAGGACTGATACACACTCATTATATGGAGAAGCTAAATCATTTCAAAAAGTCTGGAAACCAGAGGTTAAGGTGCTTGGCAGAATAAATGTAGAGGCTGTTGACCCAGAATACATGGCTGAGGGAGGTCTTGTTAAGAAAGGGTTTGGAAAAATGACTGCGCACGTTTACATGGACCATTTAGAAGAGCTTGGTCTCGTAGAATACGAACAAGATCACATAACTGTGTCCGACCTTAATGATGGAGATTTTATTGGGTACAAAGATCAATACTACAAAATAACTAACAACGGACACTCACAAATATCAAATGAGTTCTCTTGGGGTGGTGATAGGAGGTTTTACATTACAATCAACGCTATCGAGGTTGATGAAGACATCTTCAAAGCAAGATAATCTCACTTCTACGTAGTTATCAACAATAATACGTTAAAAATAACTCCTAGTTATTAGTACTAACTAAGTTATTAATCTTACCAGACTTAGGGAAAATAATAAAAAGATAACGCCCCCTCTATAGTCTCCCCCTCTTTGCCACACACTTTTTAGCTAGTGGAAGCGAGGCGCTATATGAGAGAATGCCAAGGGTTTTTAAGTGCTTGGTCTTACAACTGCAGTGACAGCTGTCGGATAAGTCCGATGACTATAGAGGGAGCTTTCCAAAGGAATGGTTTACCATGCCCAGTGTAAAATCTCTGCAACAGAAAGCAACGCCCCCAAAAATAAAACTGGCTTGCAGAGCAAAAGCCATGACAATATTAATAAATAAAAACTGATATTTCAAGAATAATTGTAACTATTTATTTAAAAAGGCATTTCATGAGCATTAACGACAACATAGGAGACAATCTTGATAAGAACTTTGAGAACTTCAATTACTTACCACAAAAGATTGAACTTGAGGACCTTGACCAAGGTATAAAAAACTTTATAGACGATCTCGATATTAGTATGGTTAATGAAAATGGGATTCACGCAAAGGTTCCTTTAGTTTGGCTTGCTCAAGAGTTATGGGCAGAGAGAAAACTTAACTGGAAGGAAATGAGAGGTGAAGTTGGTGAGGAGATCACAAGGCCTTTTATGACTATTTATAGAAGTGGCGTTATGCCAGGTACATCTCCGTTAAAGAGGACTATTCCTAAAAAAATGAGGTTTAGGTGGCTGAAAGTTCCAATTTTTGATGGAACTCTAAAGGGGTATGATCTTTATAAGATTCCTCAACCAACTTATGTAGACACTACTTATACGCTTAGTTTATATACTCACTACATGGTAGATGTGAATGTTTTTTATCAGATGATACTTAGAGATGGTTATTCAGATGGTCAAGGGTATCTTAAAGTTAATGGTTATGATATTGCTTCTAAAATAAGTGAGCCAAGCGAAAATAATAAGAATGATATTGCTGAGGAGAAGGTCTTTAGGATTGATATTCCTATTACTGTTCATGGTAAATTAATTGACCCCTCTCAGTTTGAAAAAGTGAACACGATCAATAAAGTGTTAATTAAAATTTCAGAGAAAAGAAGATAATGCTACATAGTTTTATCTTTTTTCTTCTATTTATAATAAAGTTTAGGTAGATGAAAATCAAGAACAAGAAGAATAAATCAAATTATCTAAATTTTAGGGACAATGGGGTTCCTAAAAGGATTTTAATTCAAGCTGGAAGGGTGGTTAAGGTACACGGATTGAGTAACATTAACCAAGTAATAAACTCTGGCGATTTTAAAAGAGGATTTTTTGAAGTTGTTGAGGAAGCTAAAGCAGTTGAACCAGCACCAAAGAAGGAGTCTAAGAAAAAGGCTTCTAAAAAGAAAACTACTAAAAAGAAGTCTAAGAAAAAAGATGAAGACTTTTTAGATAAAGTTGAAAAAGAGGTAAGAGATTATACTGACAACGAAGAATAAACGGAAAACTAACAAAAAATAATTTAGAGCGATATGGCAACAATATTTGTATCACCAGGTGTCTTTACTAAGGAGCAAGATTTCACGATCTTTGCCTCAAGAATAGGTATTACAAGGTTGGGAGTTGTAGGTAAGACTATGAGAGGTCCTGCCTTCGAACCTATTAAAATAAGAACAACAGACGAATTCTTGCTTAGGTTTGGTGGAACTAACCCTAACTATCCACTTCCTTATGTGGCTAATAGTTTCTTGTCTCAGTCTAACGAGCTTAGCGTAACAAGAATTTTAGGAAGCAACGGATTCACAAACTCACCAGCGTGGTTAATTGTCGCTGAAAAATCTACTGCATACTCAGGAAGTACTGATGGAGCTGGTTCACTCAGTTCAATGACATTTAGTATTGATGAGCAATCAGTAAGTACTAATACATGGACATTTACATCTTCTGCTAACACAGCGATGGCGCATGGAGAAATTTCAGCTACAACAATTGGTAGTGATGTAGTTGTAAGTTACAGTGGTAACACAACAGGTAGCACACTTAGCACTGATGATTGGGTTGATGCGATCAACGCAACTGCATTTAGTGGTTTTGGAGTTACTATTGTTGGAGATAGTGCATCAGATTTCTTAACACCAAGTTCTGCGTCTACACTTCCAGAAGTGTTTACTCTTTCTGCTGATACAGTTATGGCGAGAGGAGCCGAATCAGGTTCTACGCTTGCAGTTATTAGAAGTAAGAGAAATCAAATTAGTGGTGATTTTTACTTTGATCAACAAAGTGATATTACAATAGGAAATGTTAACGGAACACTCGGTTCATTTATATTGAGTGGAGCAACAGGCCCTCTTACAGCTCAGACAAATATTGGATACACTGTTTCTCTTGATGAGACAAGCGATGACTACATTGTTAAGATTCTTGGAAAGAGTCCTAAGGTTGTTGATAATTCTCCTCAGCTTTACGTTGAAAGAATTTATCCTCACTTTGTGAGAGAGGCAAATGCAAGAGGTGAAATAGTTAACATTGATTCAGATATTGTTTACACAGATGAGGCTTCTTATACAGATTTTAACGAATCTTATACAAACGCTGTAACTCCTTGGATTGTTTCAAGAGTAATAGGTGGAGAAGCTAAGAACTTGTTTAAAGTTGAAACAATATCAGATGGTGATGCTTCAAATAGAGAAATAAAGATTTCAATTGGAAACATTGATATAAATAATAATACATTTGATGTTATCGTAAGAAGATTTGAAGATACAGATGCTTCAGCTTCTTCTACAGCACTTGAAAGATGGTCTAACGTATCTCTCCAGGAGGGAACGCCAAATTACATTGGAAGAGTGATCGGTACTACAGATGAAACTTATCCAATAAAATCCAACTTCATTACAATTACAATGGCTGAGAGTTTCCCAACCAACACTGTACCAGCTGGATTTATAGGATATGAATTAAGAGAGTCTGGAGTTTCAGGTTCTACTGCACCAGGTATTTACTACAAAACTGATTATCTTTCTGGAGATTCAGTGTTTAAGACTTACCTTGGAGTATCAGAGCTTGGTTATGAAAACTTCACAACTGATCAAGTGTCTACAAGGACTGCTATAAAAACGGTTGAAGCGGACTTATTTGCTTTTGAAGGAGGAACTTCTTCAGGAACATCAACAACAAAAGGGTTCCACCTTGAGAACGTTGCAAATCCAAATCAATTTGAAAGCGGAGATAACGCTTCATTGACTGGGTATACAAATGCTGCGGGAACTTTAATTGATAGAAATAAACTTAAATTCACAGTTGTTCCAGCAGGAGGATTTGATGGATGGGATAAATACAGAGTTTATGCAGACCTTTACGAAGAGTTTACAGATGCATATCCAAATAATGTTAACGCATTTAAAGATGGTCTTGACGAAATGTCAAACCCAGAGACAGTAGACATTAACGTGCTTGCTACTCCAGGTGTTGACTTTAGTAACAACCAAAGCGTTGTTAAGTATGCACTTGACATTGTAGAAGATAGAACTGATGCAATATATGTTATGGATGCACCGAGACTTACTTCAGGTTCTGTAAAAGGAACTCCAGAAGAAGTTGTATCAAGACTTGAAGCTACTGGTATTGATTCTAACTACGCCGCTACATACTGGCCATGGATTCAAATTGAAGACCCTAACACAGGAAGGTTTACGTATCAGTCACCTACAATGATGGCGGTTCAGACTTACGCACTTACAGATAATGTAGCTGCACCATGGTTTGCTCCTGCAGGTCTTAATAGAGGTCTTGCTGGTCCACAAGTTGTTAGAGCTGACGTTAGATTGGATAAAAACCAAAGAGATACGCTTTATCAAGGTAGAGTTAACCCAGTTGCAACGTTTGTTCAACAAGGTGTTGCACTATGGGGTCAAAAGACTCTTCAGCAAAGACAATCTGCTCTTGATAGAATTAACATCAGAAGATTGTTGCTTCAAGTAAGAAGATTAGTAGCTGCTGCATCGCTTACACTTGTATTCGAGCAGAATGACCAAACACTAAGAGATCAATTCTTAGCTAAGGTTGAGCCTTTACTTCTTCAAATTCAAAACCAAAGAGGTTTAACTGCCTTTAAGGTTGTGATGGATGATAGTAACAACACTCCAGATACAATTGATAGAAATACATTGGTTGGTAAGATTCAACTTCAGCCTACAAGAACAGCTGAATTCATTGACCTTACATTCCAAGTATTACCTACTGGAGCGAGGTTCGAAGACTTCTAAAAATAGAAAACTTAAATATAAAAAGGGACTCAAATTATTGGGTCCCTTTTTTGTTGTTTGATTTTTAGTTTGTTATGCCAGATTTTGAAAGTGATCTTCACTATATGTGAAAAAATGTAGTGCATATATTAAAAAATGTAGTATACATTATTGAAATGTAGTTAAATCACCAGTATATCAAGGTTTTTGAGGGAGTTTCATTTGTAACATATCTTAATTAAAAGCGTATAACCAACAAGAATGTAATTAAAAATGAAGATATGAGTAAAGGATGGTTTGAGGTTGATAAAAAAGGTCTTAAGGAACTTCAGGATGGAAAACCTAAGCATTATCTTATAAGAGAGCTTATACAGAATGCTTTTGATGAAGACATTACTTTTTGTGGTGTGGAGATGGAGTATGATAAAGGAAGGGTAACTATTTCAGTTGAAGACGATAGTCCAGGTGGTTTTAAAGACCTCGTTGATGCTTATACTTTATTCAGGACTACAAATAAAAGGAGTAAGGCCAGCGCAAGAGGGCGATTTAACATGGGTGAAAAGCAAGTGTTTGCTATGTGTGATACAGCTGAGATCATGACTACTATAGGTGGCGTTGTGTTTGATAAAGATGGGAGGCATGTAAAAAGAAAGAAAAGGGAAAAAGGGAGTGTTATTACGATAACGCTTCGCATGAAGAAAAAAGAGATTGAAAGTTGTTATGACTATTGTAATGAGCTACTTGTTCCTAAAGGAGTTGTTCTTAGCGTGGTTATGCGTGATAAGAACAATGAAGATTTTGGTAGGAAAAGAATTTTTAAATATAAAGACCCTCACAAATCATTTAAAGCAAGGCTTCAGACAGAGTTATTGGATGAGTCTGGAGAGTTACCTAAAATAAGAAAGAAAACCAGAGAGACTACAGTGGATGTGCACAAAAGTACAGGGACTTCTTTTCTTTATGAGATGGGCCTTCCAGTTTGTGAAATTGATTGCGAATATTCTATCGACGTTCAACAAAAGGTTCCTTTAGGGATTGATCGTGATAAAGTAGATCAAAAGTACTTAACAGACTTATACGGCTATGTTGTAAACAGTGTTATAGATGAGGTCGTTCAAGATGAAAGCAGCTCTTTATGGATACGTGAGGCAACTGGTAGTAATACTATTGATAATGATGTAGTTGACAAAGTAGTTAAGAAGAGGTGGGGAGATAAGGTGGCGATTGCAAATCCATTTGACCCAAACGCTAATGATGAAGCTTTAAGCAGAGGTTATAAAGTTCTTGAGAGCTGGGAGATAGGGGGAGATGAGCGTGAAAAGATCAAGGAACTTGGAGTTATACTAAGTACGACTACAATGTTTGGAAAATCGCCTAAAACCCCTAATTACGTAGAACCTTCCGTACTTCAAAAGAAAGTTGGAGATTGGGCAAAGAAAGTTGCTCGTGCTATTTTGAACATCAAATTGGATGTTAAGTATGTTGATAACCCAGATTCAAATACAGTTGCAGATTATTCAAGAGAGTTAAGCTCACTTAGGTTTAATATTGGGAATATGGATATTTCTTATTGGAAACCAGCACAGTCCGTAGAAGGAGAAGTTGTTAACGAGAAGGTGCTTGATTTGATTATACATGAACTTGGGCATAGCGCAGGTAATCACACAGAGCATTCATATCATGAGTGTATCACAAATATTGGAGCGAAGCTTACTTTGAAGGCACTTAATGAGCCCGAATTCTTCACTATAGTATAGAATTAAAAGATTGATTACAAGAAAGCTGCATTTGTGCAGCTTTTTTTATGCTAAGATAATACTAAAACGATTTTGAATCCTATTTATATAAAAGCTGTGTTGTAATTATGTCTGGAATATATTTTCGTCCAATAGAAAGAGTGTTTTTAAACCTGTCAGGTGGTACTGTTACTGGGGATACCGTGTTTACCCAAGGATTAAGTGCTGATACGTTTAATATTTCATCTTTACCAGCAACAAACAACAGTTTAAATGATATTCTTGTTAGAGCAGCTGATGGTAGTATAGTGATCAGAGATGCTTCGTCTATTATGGGAAGTGGCGCTACTATACAAGACCTTCAAAATGTTATTGGAGTAGGTTCTACAGCGAGTACTGTTGATGATATATTTATTGAAACTATTTCAGGAGCTCAGATAGAGTTTAAGTCAGATACAGCTTCGTTAATTGTGGGTAACGTGATTTCTGCTTCATCTATTTCAATGGAGGGTGACATCGAGGCTAATCAAGATAATTCATATGACATTGGTAGTCCTATAAGAAGGTTTAGAAATTTAAACACAGTAAATGGAGTTGCAGTAAATTTCACAGCATCAACAAAAGTTAAGACGCAGAAGATTGAGCTCGGAAACACCGAAGTCACAGAAAACAACATAATACTTACTGGTAACACTATTGACGGTGGGAATTGGTAAAAACAAAATAAAATAGACTATTTATTAATAAGAAAATACTAAAAGAATGGCAATTAGAGAAGCAAGGTTATTAATCAGAGACAAACAAACAACGGGTGGTAGTTTACCTGGAAATGCTTTATATGCAGAGCCTTTTGTTAACCTATTTGATGGTGTATTAAAATTTTCTGGTGTTACTGGAGGTAGCTTCGAAGAATCATCTGAATCTGGTGTATTTGAAGTTGGTTCTACATTATACAATTCAAGTATAACAAACAGACTTACAATCAATGATAATTTCATTGTGAGTGGTGACACAGGTCAGATAAGTACTTATGGAGGAGTTACTGGAGCTGGAATTTCAGGTAAGTTCTTGTCAGGTACAACTGATGGTTTTGTTCTTGGAGACATTTCAGACATTCAAGGTATTAGCGATATTACAAGAGTTCAGCCTGGTTTAAATATTAATACTGGTGGTACAGCTAATGAGCCAATTATCAACTTAGATAACGATATTAATGTTACATCAGTTTCTGCAGACACATTTTATTCAGGCTCAACAAGTCTTGAAGATATATTCTTAACTTCAGGTGATATTTCTGGGACTTCTGTAAGTGCTGGAGCAAATATTGGTGTAAATTTTGCTGGAAATGATTACGAAGTATTTGTTGTAGACTCACCTGCATTTGAAAATATTTCATTCTCAGGAACAGTAACTGGCGGAGACGCTTCTTTTGTAGATATGTCTGCATCTACTCTTTACTCTGGCTCAACTGATCTATACGATATTTTCTTAACAAACGCAGATGGAAATGACATCACAAGAGTTCAAGATGGAACTAATACAGTAACTGGAGGAACAGCTAATGAACCAACAGTTAATGTTGTTGACTCACCTTCGTTTGAAGATATTTCATTCTCAGGAACAGCAACTGGTGGAAATGCTTCTTTTGTAGATATGTCTGCATCTACTCTTTATTCTGGTTCAACTAATCTTTCTGATATATTTGTAACCACAGATAATGACGACATCACAAGAGTTCAGAATGGAACTAACACAGTGACTGGAGGAACAGCTAATGAACCAACAGTTAATCTTGTGGACTCACCATCTATTGATGGACTGACAGCTTCAGGAACATCTAACTTCACAGGAGTTATTCAATCAGGCGGAACTGATCTTTCCAGCATATTTGTAACCACAGATAACGACGACATCACAAGAGTTCAGCCAGGAACAAATATAACAACTGGAGGAACTGCTAATGAGCCAATAATAAATGTTGAAGATTCACCTAGTTTTGCGGGAGAAATATCTGCTACAGGATTCACCGACTCAAGCCTTACTCCAGGAAGAGTTGTATATGTTGGGACAGGAGGTAAGTTAATTGATGAAGCAGGTTTCCAGTACAATGATTCAACTAATGAGATGTCAGTAGGGTCAATGGTTATTGGTACGCCAGCTACCACTGGAAGTACAAACCTTACTTTATATGGTGATCTATTAGCAATTGGAGAAGCTATTAGCGGATTTACTTCAGAGCTTTATATTGAAGATAACTTAATTGAACTTAACTTTAACCCAAGTGCTAACACAATTTCTACATCACTAGGTTCTGGTATTTCTATACAAGATGGTTCTGGTATAGATGGAACAGATGCTTTCTTTGATATTAGAGGTGGAGCAACTGGGGTTGCTAACAGAGGTTTTGCAACAAACTTAAACGACATCTATATTAGAGAAAGCGGCTCCACATCTTCCCCAAATGGCGTAAGAGTTCTAGCTGAATTTGACGTTATTGATGGAGGTAGCTACTGACCGAGGTACATTTTAATTTTTTTAAACTATTTAGAAAGACAGAGTAATCAAACTCTGTCTTTTTTGTTTGCAATTAATTTAAAATCAGTATATGAAATCAGGAATTTACAAAATAACAAATACCATTAATAAAAAGGTCTATGTTGGACAGTCAGAAAATTTAAACACAAGATATAGCAAGCATTTGTATAGAATCAAAAGGAATGAACATCACAATGAACACCTTCAGAGGTCTTTTGATAAATATGGTGAGGATAAGTTTATTTATGAGATTTTAGAAGAGACAGAAGATTTGTCTCTCATGGATTTAAGAGAGAGGTTTTGGATTGACTATTATGGAGGAATTAACAGCGATGATACATATAATCTAAAAGACCCACTTCTCAACGAACACAATGATTATGTTAAAAGTAAGTTAAGTAAAATTAATACTGGAGAAAATAATCCTAACTATGGAAATAAGTGGTCAGATAAACAGAGAAAGAAAATGTCTGAGTCAAGAAAAGGAAAAAATTGGGAAGAATTATATGGGAAGAAGA